ACTACCACAAAACATTTTAATTAAACCATGATTATTAGTTTTAAAGTGTGTATCAATAGAATTAATACATTCAATTTGATTATGTCTTAAAATCATGTTGTAATTAATAAATAATATTATATTAAATATAAGTTAGTTAAATCAATTTTTTATTAAATATAATTTTATTTTTTATAAATAACAACAAATGAATTAATTTCATCTTTATTATAAAAACATATTTTATCAATAAATATTTTTATATTATTTATTTCATTAAGATTAATAAATTCAGATGAAATAAAATTATTATTTGCCCAATTTAAAAATAATTGTTTATTTTTTAAATTTTCAATAATATAACATCCTTCTGATTGAATATAACTCCATAATTCTTTAAAAGTAATTTCTTGATCTTTTGAAATATTAGATCCATCATCAATAATAATAGTATAAGTATTATTTTTTAGTTGTGATAAATCAGTAATATTAGATTGATTTCCTGAATAAATTTTAATATTCGGAAATTTATTATTAAATTTTAAAAAATCAGTATTAATATCAAATCCATATAATAAAATATTTTTGTTAAAATAATCATTAAATATTTGTAAATTTAATATATTTTGTTGTTTATCTGTATTTAATCCAATTTCTAATAATTTAATTTCAGTTTTTAATAATTTATTTTTATAATAATCTATTATTAATTCATAATTATTTATATAAGATATTTTTTTTTTGCTATTAAATTTCTTTGCTAAATCATTTAATAAAATAATTGGTTTATTTGAATACAATATATAATTACTATCAAAAAAATCATTAATCAAATTATTCCAAATATTTTTATTAACAGATAATATTTTTTGAATTATATTTTCATTTTCTTGATTATATTTATTGATAAATTTTTCACAAGTTGTATGTTGAATAATAGCTAAATCAATATTTATTTCTAAAGGTGCTCTTATAAAATCATTATTAACCATTTTAATTAATGTTCCACATAAATCATTATTAGCAGTTTCAATTCTATCCATAGATTTTCTTTCTCTTGTTAATTCAATATTATAAGATAAATTATCATATTTTTCTGCAAATTGTTTTCCAGAATGTTTTATAAATAGATGTACTCTTGGCAAATAACCAAATACTTTTAAAAATAATTTTCTACCAGAAGAAAAAGAACCACACATATCAAATATTAGACAATTATTATGTGAATAAATTTCTTTAATATAATTTTCATAATTTTCAGAAAAATTTAAATTAATTATTCTACTAGAATGAAATATTTTACAATTAATTTGAGGATATAAATATTTAAAAATTTTATATAATAAACATCCATCCCTGGTCACTAATAATAATGTATTTCTATTTTCATTTATTAATATATTATGTAATTCAACAGAAATATATAATAAAATAGGAATATTATATTTTGCTTGTTCTTCATATAATAAATAATTTATACTATTTTCAATAAATGGATTTTCTAATCTAAAATTTCTAAATATATTTGATAAATCTATATGTGAATTTTTAACTAATTCATTTTCAAAATTTGTATATTTGAAAATTGATGTTTTTAATGTATGAATATTATATAAATTAGCCATATGAATATCTGAATATTGATTATCACCACAATGTGTTAAAATATTATATTTTTTTAATATTTGTTCATAAATTTTTCCAGAATATTTTCCATTAGGACTTGCAAATATTTCATTTTCTAAAGGAATATTATGTTTTGATAGTAATTTTTTAATAATATTAATTGGTAAATATATATCAGATATATAAATATCTCCTTTTTTTATTTTATTAATATTTGATTTAATTGGTATAGAATGTTTAAATTCTGTTTCAATTTCATAATTTTTTAATTTTTCTATATCTTCATTTGACAAATTAGTTTTATTTTTAAAAATTAAATAAATATTGTCAAAAGAACCATTAGATTCAGATTCAGATTTAATTCTTAAATTTTTAAAATTTTTGAATGGATAATTTTTTTCTATTAAATCAAATATTTTTACAGGATATTCTACATCTCTTGTTATTAAAGTATTAAAAATATCAAAAGAATTAACTATTGGATAATTATTAATTATTGTATTATTATTTATATATATTATTTTATCAATATAATTATTAAAATCATTTACTCTTATTTCAATACTATGATTTTTTCTAGTAAAATACATTCCATTTTTTCGAATTTGATTTATTTTTTTGATATTTTTTATATCTGATATCCATTTAATTTTTTCAATAATATTAGATTCATTGCACATAATGCAATTTATATTATTATAAAAACCTAATTTATTTAATTCTATTTCAATACTATCTTGAACTAATAATAATGATCCAACTGATGTAATTTCAAAAACTTTTGATAATATATAATTCCAACATAATGAATCAGTAAAACAACACAAATAATTATTTAATTTTTTATAATATTCTTTTCCTATACATTTGTGTGTTTTTTCTGATAATTTATATGTGGGATGAGGCATAATTTCAATAAAATTATATTTTATTGATAAATTAATAATTTTTTCTCTTAAAGGATATGTATTATTTACATAACCACTAACAAAAATTTTATTAATTGGATATTGATTAAATTCAATATCCATATAATAATCCTCTATTGCAGAATATGGACTATAAAAACTTTGTTTATTTATTATTTCCTTATATTTATCTGACCAATCTTTAAATAAATATGTATAAGGTCCTATTATTATATTTGAACTATTTATACATTCATTTCTTACATTCATATATGGATATAAATCATCTATTCTATAAATTAACGTAATATTATCTGATTTAAATTTTTGTATATTAATATCATCAAATGTCATACATAATACAATACATTTATTTTTTTTTAATTTATCAATATTAACAAAATTTGAATATATAATTTTCCATCCATATTGTTCTAATTTTTTACAAAAATAATATTGTTCTGAACAAACATGTTCTTTTAACCAATCTAACATAATTATATATTTTTTTGTTATTAAATTATTATATTCACCAAAATAATTATTATATTTTTGTAATAAATATTTATTTTTTATTTTATATTTAGTTATTAATTTATCAGTATAATTTTTATAAATTATAAAAAAAGATTTATTAATTTTATCAATTTTATTAATAAAAAATTGCAAATTATAAATTAAATTATTTGAATATTCTTCTCCAATATCTGTATAATCACAAGAAAATATAATTTCATACATTTTAATTCCAATAGCATATTTTTTTAATTTTTCACTAATTATTATCATAAAATATGGCAAATAAAATTTATATTCAGTCTGAATACAAAATAAATTTAAACCTATATTATCTTCACATTTTAATAAGTTTTTATTGTAAAAATTATTTTGAAAATAATTTTCAATTAATAAATAAAAATTAAAAGCAATTTCATATAATTCTAATTTAGAATAATATTTAATTAATCTATAAATTCCTTCTATTCTATTTTTTACAAATTTGTATGATAATATTAAATAATGTATACCCAATTCTTCTTCTCCTAATCTTTTATAAGCTTCATAAATTCTAATACATCCAATATATTTTTCTTGTTCCCATCCATTTTTTAAATTTATAATTTGTTTATAATATTTTATTGCTTGAATATTAGAATTTGTATCATAATATGAATTTCCTAAATAAAACATATATCTAGTATTATCAGGTTCATCAATTAAACCTTGTGTTAATAATTCTATATCTCTTGAAAATTTATTTGCTTTTGAACCACCATCTCCTATATCAATAATAAATAAACTATCTTTTTTTAAACTACATCCTTTTGATTTTTCTAAATTTAATATATATTCATGTGTAACACCATAATATCTATATAATCCATTATTTTTTACTATTCTTTTATTATAATAATAATAATAATTATTACCTTGAAATATTTGATAATCATCATAATTATGAAGTAAATTTTTATTAAAATTTCCAATTTCTAAAATCATATCTGCATCTAATAATAATAAATAATCACCTAATCCTTTAGCAGATTCCAATAAAAAATTTCGATTATAACAAAAATTTTTAAATGGTTCTTGAACTATTTTTCCTTGTATATTTTTATCTTTAAAATAATTTACAATAATTTCTATAGTATTATCAGTAGAACCAGTATCACATATACAACAATAATCAATAATATTTATTACAGAATCTAATAATCTTGTAATAATTTTACTTTCATTTTTTACAATCATGCATAAACATAAAGTATTATTCATTTAATTAATTATATTTTATAATATTTTTAATTATTTAATTTAAAAATTTTATAAATAATTAAATTTAATAAATAATTATAGTATAATTTATAAAAATGTATTATAAATTGGTAAACTACTTAATTATTACATTAAATAGTTAAAATTACTTTAGAATGCTTAATAATTTGATTTTTGATATTTAATTCCTTGTATATTTTTTAGCATATAATTTATATTACATATTTTTATATATTTTAAATTGAAAATTTGTTATTATAGAGAATTAAATTTTATATTTATAAAAAATTATAAATGTGAAATTAATAATCATTATTAATATTTTTATAAAAGTATTTCAAATCAGATTTTATAAGTATTTGTTTTGTAATTAAAAGTTCAGATAATCTTTGAAAGATTTCTTTATTTTTATTTATTATATTTTTTGCTTCTATAAAAGATTCTGATACTAATTTAATAGTTTCATTATCAAACATTTCTTTAGTTTTTTCTGAATATTTATTAGTTGTTCCATAATTTAATTCTGATTCTAAATCTTGATTATAAAATGTTTCTAAATCATTACCCATTCCAAATAATCCTATCATTTTTCTTGCTAATTGATTTGCTTGTTTTAAATCTTGTGTTGCTCCAAGTGATATTTCTTCATTACCATACCATATTGATTCTGCAGCTTTTCCTCCCATTATTATTATTAATCTTTTAAATAACATATCTTTTGTGTATAAACCACCATCTTTATATTCTATTTTTTCATTAAATAATGTATAACCACCAGCACCACTATATGTAGATTTAATAGATATTTTTTGTAAATCAAAATATTTAGAATAATAAATTACTAAGAAAGCATGTCCAATTTCATGATAACTAATTCTTAATTTAGTATTATTTGTTCTTGTATCTGTATTTTTAATAATTCCCACAAGATTTTTTTCTAATGCATTTAAAATATTCATGTTTGTTATTTTTTTTAATCCAAGTCTTGCGGCTAAAATTGCAGCTTCATTAATTACATTTTTTAAATCTGCACCTGAATAACCATTTGTTAACTCTGCTAATAAATTAATATCTATAGTAGATTCAATATATTTTTTATTTTTTAAATATAAATTAATAATTTGTGTACGGGAATTTAAATCTGGTAAAGGTATATTTATTATTCTATCAAATCTACCTGGTCTTAATAATGCTTTGTCTAATATTTCTTTTCTATTTGTTGCAGCTAATATTAATATGCCATCATTATTATTAAATCCGTCCATTTCTGTTAATAATTGATTTAATGTTTGTTCTCTTTCATCATTTCCATTAAAATTTGTATTTTCTCTTTTTTTTCCAATAGCATCAATTTCATCAATAAAAATAATAGTTGGAATATTATTTCTTGCAAATTCAAATAAATTTCTAATTCTTTTTGCACCCACTCCAACAAAAATTTCTACAAATTCTGATCCAGGTACTGATATAAATGTAGAATTTGTTTCAGATGCTATTGCTTTTGCTAATAATGTTTTACCAACTCCTGGTGGACCTTCTAATAATATACCTTTTGGTAATTCTGCACCTAATAATTTATAATTTGATGAATTTTTAATATAAGATATTACTTCATAACATTCTTCAAATACCTCTGGACTTCCAACCCAACTTTTTAAACTTATATTATATTTAATATTATTTATATTATATTTTGGTAATTGTTTATTATAAATTGTAATATTTTTATCAAATTTATAATTTTGAAATTTATTAAAATCAAAATCAGAATATTTTTGTATTATATTAAGCATTATTATTATAGTTAATAATAATATAATTGCCTCTAATATTGGAAAAAGAATATTATTTAAAATAAATAGAATATTATTATATGTATTTTTAATTATATTATTTGAAATTAATTCACAAAATACAAAATTGATTTTTTTTTTAATACATAATTTAATTAATTGTTTTTCTAATATTGGTTTTATATTTGTTATTTTAAATATTTTATGAATATTTTTTTTTAAACATATTATTTGTTTATTATTTCCTATCCATAATTTTCTTATTTTATTTTTTAATATTAGTTTAATTAATTGTCCAATTGAAATAATTTTTGTTGAATTTTTTTTGCTAATTTTTAACATATTTTTATTAATTTTAAATTTAAATATAAAATTTAATAATATAATTATACATGATATCATAACTATTTTTATTTATTTTTATAATAGTATTAATATTATTACTATTATTTATTTAAAAAATCAATTTTTCTTAATATATGTAAATTAAGAAAAGTATATAAGACAATATATTATATTTATAGTAATAAATATATTAGAAATCTTATAAAGTAAATTAAAAAATTAATAAATATCCTTTAGAAAATAAGAAAAATTAGGCAACTGTTTATTTAAAATAATTTAAAAATAATAATTATTTTTAAATTATTTTAATATTTATTTACCATTAATTTTAAATTTTTATTAAAAGTTAAGAAATTATTTACACTCTTCAAAATTTAAAATGCTAATTTTACTCAACAAAAAAATATTTAAGGTATGCTCATTATAAATGTATAAATTTTGAGGTGTAATATTAAATTTTTTATATTTTTTTAACTATTTATGTAATTCTTCCAATATAATCTATTCATTTTCTTTTAATTTTTGTATAGAATATTTAACTTGTTTTTTAGTTATTTTGATTGTTTTGTAATATATTATTAATTTAATTTATTTTTTATTTTGACTGAAAAAAAAATATATATTATTATAATATGTTTTATTAAAAATTGATAATATATTATTATATATTATTAAACATATTAATATATATTTAAAATGTATAATCAAACTCTGTATAATGGGTTAATAAACGTGGTACCATTTTGGTCTTCAAATATTATTGGGATTTTTGGTTTTGGTAATGAATATAATATGGCAATTAACTTAATTTTGTCAGAATTACTTAAAATTACAACTAGAACTTTTAATGATATTATATTAATAGCAATGACTTTTTTAATTGCAATTGGAATTATTGGATATCAATATGGTTTTAGATTTAATATTAATTTATTTGAAAAAAACATTATTCGATTTATAGGAAAAGAAATTTCAAATAATACAGGATTAACATTAGAATATTGTGATAAAATTCTTATAATCAATGATTATTTATTAAATATAAAAAAAATTAAAAATATTACATACGTAGATGATATAAATATAATTATTAATGATATATTCAATTATAAAATTACTCCTCAAATAAATTTATCAATCACAAGAATAAATGAAAATAAAAAAAGTGATAATAATTGCGTTTTATATTCTACTAATGTTATTTATGAATTAAGTTCATATAGTTGTAATATTGAAAAATTTACTATGGATTTAGTTTTATCACATAAGATTTTTACTAATTCTGAAATAACTTTAATTGGAGATGAAAATAATAAAATAATTTCATATCCAGAACCAATTCACGCAATTAACTATTTTGTTAACAAAAATTTTCAATTTCCAAAACTTAAATGTATGAAATTAAGAAAAGTATCAAATGATGATGATATAAATTCTAATTCTAATTCTAATTCTAATAATAAAAATGAAAAAACAATCAAAAATAAAATTAATTCTAAAAAACTAAATAATTACTCTTATACTCTGGATAACATAAATAATTTTAATTTGGGTAAAGTATTTTTAACAATAAATAGAGATGGTTTCCAAGTAATATATTATATTAAATCTCATAAAGTAAATTGTAAAGAATGGTTAGATGAACTTATAAATGATTATAATCAAAATAAAAATTTAAAGTTTAAAAATAAATTGGTTTTGACTGGGAGAGAAGAAATTTGGTTAAAAGATAATTCATTTAAAAATTATTTTTATTCAAAAGCTATGTGGACAATAAATTGGTTATTAATTGATAGATTAAATTATCAAAATTATGAATGTGTTAATGGTGATGAAAAAGTTCTAATGTACAAATATGTATTGGAACCATTGGAATTATTTAAAATTCAGGATGATTTATTTCTTACAGTTGAAAAAGAAAATAGAAGTTATTGGTATTCATCATATGAAAATAATAAACATAACAATAATATGGATATTATATATACTTTATATTCCAATTCTTTAAATATAAAAGATATATTAGAAAATTATGTTAGTCAATTTGATATTTATAAAAATAAAATTAGTTCAAATAAAATATTATACCATTTTACTTATATTGGTATGAAAAATGAACAACTTCAATTTAATTCAAAAGTATTATCTGAATCAAATACAGATAGAGAATTATTTGAAACTTTTGATAAAATTCACAATGAACATGTTGATTTTTTAAAAAAAGATATAGATAAACTAAAAGATTTTGAATATTATAAAAAACATGGTTTAAAAAGAAAAAAAGGGTATTTATTTCATGGAATACCTGGGTGTGGTAAAACTTCAAGTGTTGTAGCAATGGCATTATATGATTCTAGACATATTGTCGAAATATCATTTAGTTTACTTACAACTCATCAAGAATTTGAAAAAATAATGGAGTTAAAATCTATTAATAATATTGAAATTGATAATAATAATATCATATTATTATTTGATGAAATTGATATTGGAATGGAAAAAATTAGTTCTAGAAACAATGAATCTAATCTAGACTCAATTCAAAATAATACTGAGAATAATATTAAAGTTGTTAATAAAGCTGTAATGAGTTATAATTATGATACATTTAAAAATAATATTAATGAAGTTGTTGATAAAGCTGTAATGAGTTATAATTATGATACATTTAAAAATACTACTGAACAAAAAATTAATCTTGGGACATTATTATCTAAATTAGATGGGATTGGAAATTATAATGGATTAATTGTAATTGGAACAACAAATTATATTCAAAAATTAGATCCAGCATTATACCGTGAATTAAGACTTACCCCAATAAAATTTGATAAGTTAAGAAAAGAAGATTGTATAAAAATTATTCAATCATATTTTGGTTTAGATTATAATGAACAATTAAATTTAATTTTATCCGATAGAAAAATTACCCCAACAAAATTAATTCATTTGTGTCATCAATATGAAAACAGACCTATTAATGACTTTTATGAAATATTAAGTTCTTATTTTCAATAATTTTTTCTTTATTTTTTCATAATATTTTTTATTTCTTTCTGATAAAGTATATTTTTAAGTTTATCTTTAATTTCATTAAATTCAATAAATAGTTTGTCATATATTTATAATTAATATTATTAAAATTAATAAAATTTTTAGTATTAGCAATTTCAATATTAATTTTATTAATTTCTTTTTCTAAATTAATTTTATTAAAAATAGCCTCTTTATATAATTTTTATAATTAGTTTTAGATATTATTATATGTATATTAATACATTTTTAAATAATAAAAAACAACATTTTAAATTGTTTTATTAAAAATTTAAATCTATAATAATAAGAAAATATACAAAATTTATAAAATATTTTATAAATTTTATTTATTATGTTTAATAAATAAAATTATTTGTAAACAAATACTTATATATAAATTTTTATAGTCATTAAACATATTTTTTGGAAAAATAAGTAAAAATAAATGGACATATGTTAAATTAAATAAAAATTTTAATTATTAATATTGTGATAATTGTATTTACTTTTTATAAAATTTGTTTTTTCAAAAATTTAATTGGATTACTGTGGAACAAAAAAATTATTTTTAAATAAAAAGTAAATATAATTAATAAAATAATAAATTAATTAAAAAAGGAATAATTCTTTATATGTTTCAATATTATATATTAATAATATTTATAATTTAATTTGTGTTGATTCATATAATGTATTATTTAAATTAATTGTATCAACAACAAGAGGATATTTGTATTCTTGTCCAGTAACTACATGCATTAAAACCATTTTAGTTGCACTTACTCTATTATCTCTTACTCTATTAATTTGATTTTGAATATAAGTTTTATCATCTGAATCTATTTTATATTCATATCCTTCATTATAACATTTAAATAATTTTTTATAATCTTCAATTATTTCTTCAAGTGTTTTTATTGATTCTATTGTTTCTATTATATTATCATTAGAATTTGTATAACACAAATAAATATTATCATTTTTATATAAAAATTCTAATGTACTATTAAGTGTTTTATTTAAAATATTGTAAATTTTCAGTAAATCTATATTTTCATAATTGATAAGTTCATTAATTTTTTCTTTTGTAATATTATTGTTAATATTATTTTTAATATTATTTTGAATTTCTTCTATTTTAATAATTATATTATTTTCATTTTCCTTTATTAAAGGATTTAATATATTTTGAATAAACCAATTTTTATCTTTATCATTTTTAGTATAAAATGTATCCTTACTAGTATTTAAAATAATATTTTCTAATTCTATATTAATATCATATTGTTTAAATATTTTAATTAAAATATCTTTAATTTCATTTTTTTTTTCTTCTTTTTCTGTTTTTTGTGTTAATGTTTTATATTCATTAATTTTACTAAATAATAAATTAATATATGGTTCTGTTTTATTAGATTTTGTATTATATTCTGTATTATAAATAATATATAAAATAATATGATTTAAATTATCTTTTAAATTATTTTTATCTTTTAAATAGTTTAATATAGTACTATTTTTATTAAATATATCATTATTATTATTATTAATATTATTAATTTCTTTATTATCTATTAAAAATTTATTATCAGTTTTTAATTTTAAAGTAAATAATATATTATTATTATTAATATTTAATATATTACATATATTATTTATTCTTGATTTTATATCATCAATAAAATTAAAATTAAAATTTAAATTAAAATCATTAGGAAATGAATTATAAAAATCATAATAATTTGGATTTATTTTATTAAATTCATTATTATTAAATATTTCATATTTTTCTATTTTGCTTAATAATGGAATATCAGATACTATAAATTGTTCTTTTAAATATTTTGTAATATTAGTATCAGTTTTTATATTCATAGTTAAATCATTTGAATTATTTGAATCATTTAAATTATTTAAACAATTTGAAATAATTTCATTAAAAGTTATTGGATTTTCTTCATTCCAATATAAAAAACTAAAAATAATTTGAATCCAAATATTATTTGAATTAATTAAATAATTATAATCTAATTTGTCATATAAAACACGTATTCTTGAATTAATATCATTATTAGAAATAATTTGATATTTATTTTCATTAGAATTTGGAATTAGTATTTCATTAGTATTATTTATATTTTTATATAAAAATATGTAATCAGACATTTGATTAAAAACATTAGATTCAATTAAATTAAAATTATCTTCCATATTTGTTTTAGTTGAATTTATACTACAACCAATACATTTTATAACCCATATTAACATAGCAATTGTATGATTTATATAATAACTTTCACCAATAATTTTATCTATTAAATTAATATTTGAACTGTTATTAATAATATTTTCAAAATTATCATTAATAATATAATCATTTTTTTTACCACCAGTCATATTATTTTTTTTTGTTTCTTTAATATATTTATTAACAATATCATTTTTTAATAATTCATCAAGTGAACTAAATTCTTTAGCACCATTATTATCTTTTATTACATTATTAATTGATAGATTTGATACAGTATTAATAAGTTTATTCATTTTATTTATATTAACTTCTTCATTATTAAAGAATTCATTCAAACTTACTATATTTTCAGTTCCAGCCATATCAAATAGTGGAAAATATTTTGTATTAGATATATTATTATTATCATCAATATTTTCTATTCGTAATAATAAACAAGTATGACCACGAGAACTTTCCATATTATTATTAGTTGGCAATATAGTATGAATATATTTTTGAGTATTTGTTAGATTTTCAAATATTTCTTCAATATTATTTAAATCTGTTATATTATACCAAATATTTAATTGTTTATCTTCATTAGTTTTTAATTCAATAATTTCTCTAAATGAATATTCTTCAGTACTATTTAAATTATTAATTGCAAATTCATTAAGATTTTCTCCATTTATAATATAATTTTTTATTACATCAAATTGAATTTTTATTAATTTTTTTGAAACTAAATTAGTATAAAAATCTGTATAATTATAATTATCATTTGTAATTTGAGTTGTTATATTTTTATTTTTAAAAACATAAAAATCATCATTATTAAAATTTATTTCATTTTCAGTAATATTTTTATCATTTAATTTTTTATTTAAATTATTAATATTTGATAATATTAAATATTCATTAAAATCATTATTATATATATCAATTATATCATTTTTTCTTCCATAACAAATAAAATAACAGATTGAAATTCTAATATTAGAATTATTATTTATAGATTTTTTAATGATTTCTTTTATAATACCATTGCGATCTTTTGGATTTGATGCATTTTCTTTTCCAAAATATCTAACAGTTTTACCACTACCAGATGCACCTAAAGCAAACATAATATTTAATACTTTATTATTTGGAATATTTTTATTTTGACATGACTCTATAATTTTATCAAGTCCAATAATAGGATCTAACATTAAATCTTCTGTACTATTATTTTTTGTTGATTTTAAAAATGCTTGATTTGTATTTATGAGTATTTGTTTTAAATTATTTTTGTCTAATAGTTCATTACATTTACTTAAATCATTTGGAGGATTATATTCAACTAATTCTTTTATATTATTATAACTAAATGAGAATTTACAATCTAAATTTTCATATTTTTCTGGAGGATATTCTATTGTAAAAAATATCATAGGATTTACATTAATATATGAATTTATACCATTATTAATATTTAATTCTAATGTATTATATAATTGTGCTATACTATATGTTGTTTTTGTAATATTATTTTCTGGTTCTATTTTTTGTAATAAATTTCTTAGTGCTATTAATTGGTAATAAAATGGTTTTAAATTATAAAGTACACTTAAAAGCTGTTTTTTATATAAATCTATACGAGGACGAATTATATTTTCTATTTTTGAATTTGTATCTGTATCTGTATTTATATTATCCTTAATATATAATTCAGCATTTTCTTCTTTATTATTTAATAATAAATTAATAAATTCATCAATATTAGAATAATTATTATCAAAATTATTATTTGTAATATTATTATTTATAGTATTTTTATCATTTATATTTAATTTATTATTAATTATTAGATATAATTTTTCAATTTGAGTAATTATATTTTTATTATCATTAATAAAATTTTGATTAATATTTTTACAAATATTGTTAAAAAATACAGAAACATTTTCAACAGATTTATATAAATATTTATTATATGATATACAATAATTTTTAAAAAAAATATTTTGTAAATCTGTATTAATTTTAAAAAAATTATTTTGATTTTTATTATAATTTGGATTTTTTTTAATTTGAATTATTGTTTCAAATAATTTTAAAAAAGTATTATTTATAGAATCACCACCTGTTAAATCATTTACTAAAATATTTTTATAAACATTAGAAAAATAGTTTTCAATTCCATAAGATAATAATTTAGATTTTGTTAAATTTCTAATTTCATCATTTAAATTATTTAACATGTCAGTATTAATTAACTCAATATTTCCACTATCAAGAATTTTTGATAAAAATAAATAAAATAATAATAAACATAAATGAAAATAAAATATTAATGTTTGATTTAATTTATTTATAATTTTATCAATATACTCAATATTATTAATATAATCGTTTTCAAAAACAATAATAAATTTTTTTGTTAAATTTTCATCTGTTTTATTAAATATATTATCAATATTATTTAATAAATGTGTTGCTTTTATTAGTAATGGTTGAATATTATCAATATTTATATTATTTACATTATAAATATTTAAAATATCAAAATTTTTAATTTTAATATAAAAATCAGTATTTAGATTATCAAAAAAAATATCCCATTTTTCATTAAGATTATTATAATTATTATCATATAATTCATAACAATATTTAATTATTTCATTTAAATTATTAGAAATAGAATAAATTTGATATAATTTATCTTGATAAATATTTAAATTTTTGATATTATTATAATTTAAATTATTAACATCTAAATCTAAGTTTAAATTTAAATCATTAATATTTATAATATTTAACTCTCTATTTTTTTCCAATATAAATATAACATTACTATCAGAATGATTAAAATTGCTAAATAATTCAAATATATTTCTAGTTATATTATTATTTATACAATTATAATTATTTATTAATTGTCCACCTCCATTAATATTATTTCCACCTGTTAAAAATCCATCACTAATATTATGAAATTTTTTAAGAGTATCAAGCATTTCATTTTTTTTTTCAGTAGGCATATTATTTAATGTTTCTTTGCTAGAATTTATAAAATTTTCAAAATATGATGCCATACCTTCAAGTTCTCTTAAATATTCTGCTATTTTAGGGGATTTATGTTTCATTTTTATATCATCAATAGTTTCTTTTAATTTATCATATAATTCTTGATAATCAACTTGAGATTCAATTATAATATTATTTGGCTCATTAATTTCTTTATTTATTTTAGACAAATTGTCTTTTTTTTCTAATTGATTAACTAACCATTCAATACTTAATCTAATATTCATTAAATTTTCTGTTTCTCCCATTAAATTTTTAACTTTATCATGAAGAGAATTAATTTTAGTTTCAATAAAATTATTGTCATTTTCAAGATCTACAGCTAAATTATTTAAAATATTAAGTTCATTATTAATATTTTCTTCAAATTGAATATAATTCATTCCTCCTAACATAGTATTACTATTTTTTCCACCCAATAATAAACTTTTATCAATTATATTTTTCATATTTTGTGAATTATTATCAGTATTAAATATTGCAGTTGCTTGAATATTTAAATTTTTATCATTAATATTATTTTTAACATCTAAATCCAAATTTATTGTTTTACTTACAAGTTTTTCAATATTTGTAATCATTGTTTCTAACATACTTATTTTATCAATTCCATTTGAATAATTTTTACTTAGTTTTTCATATTGAGATTGTTTTTCAGTTAAATTATTTTTTTGTTGTTTTAGTAATTCTAATAAAATCATATAATTATAAAAAATTGAAGTATATGAATTATAATAAGTTGTAGCAATATTTTTATAATAAATAATTGTTTTTTTAGCTGCTTTTATAAATTTTTTAATTTTATCATATTTTTTAATTGGTATTGTTATATTTGTAGAATTATCAGAATCATTTATAGATATATTTTTATTATCCCCACCTATTAAATATATTTGTTTATATAATACATTTATATTTGAAACAATTTTATTTATATTTTTAATTTTATTTTTAATATTATTTGTAAAAGTTAAAGTATTATTTGATAATACATAATTTTTATTAATAATTGAATTATTAAACATTATATTATATATAAATAAATAATATATTAAATTTATTAAAAATTAATTTAGTATAAAATAATTTTTAAAATCCTTATATAAATTATATGTGTTGGTCAAAAGATTTATCATTAGCATCATTATCTTTTGGTATATTTTCAAGTTTAATGCTAATTAATTTTGGAAATAAGTTAAGTTCTTCAACAAATTTAGCAATTGGTTATTTTTTTTTATTTGTAACATTGATGCAATTAGTTGAATATTTTTTATGGATTGATATAAATTGTGTAAATGGATTTAACAAAATGGGTGCTTTATTAGGACCAATTCTTAATCATCTTCAACCAATTGTATTATTAATTTTTGCAACTATTTATTTATCATCAAGTAATATTATTTCTCAAAATATTATTATACCTGCTAATATTATATATTTATTTTATGTAATTTATGAGTATTATAAATATGTCAATAATCCAGAAAATTTATGTGTACGAACAAATAAGTGTGATCATTTAGATTGGTCATGGAAAAAAGATTTTAATTATATTTTTTATTTTGCTATAAGTTTTATAAATATTGCAAATTTTTATACAAATAAAAATTTAATGGTAAGTTTTGGATTGAGTTATATTTTACTAATAATTAGTATTTTTAATTTTAACCAAAATATAGGGGAATTTTGGTGTTTGTTTGTTACAGGTATTCCTTTAGTAAATTTATTTATGGAAAATATTTTAAATATTAATAATTAATAAAAAATATCAGAACCAAGTTCTGGATTACCTGTACATAATATAGGTAATGAAGAATAATATATATTTTTTTCTATACAGTAATTATTATAATTTATATCTGTTGCTTTTTTGAAACCATTATTATTAAAATATTCAACTAAATTAATTGCTCCTTGAAGTGTTACAATATAAGCTAAAGAACAAGGATTATAATTATTATTTAATTCACAAATAAAATTATTAATTTTTTTTTTACCTATTAAATTAAAATCTTCTTCTGAAGTATTTAATAAATTCCATGGTTTAAATTTATCACCAACTGCATACAAATGATTTCCTAAATTAATAATTTCACTATTTGGAGGAATATTTTCCATTAAATTATTAATATAATCAATAAAATTATTTTTAAAATAAATATCATCTTGACAAATTATAGCATATTTATATTTTCTATTAATAATTTCTTTGAGTAAATAATAATGTCCTAATTGATTACATAAAATATTATTATAAAATTTTTTTTTTGAATAATTACAATTAATAAACATTAATTTTTCTTCATCAGTTGGTTTATATATTTGTCCATCAAATGCTTCAAATCTTTCTATTTTTTTTAATGGTATTTTTGCTTTTTTACAACTATTTAAAAAAAAATCATTTCTATCTGGTCTTCTTAATAAATTAATATAAAATATTTTTTTTATTTTATTCATTATTATAATTATTATAATTAAAATTATTATTATATACTTATCATCCAGTAATTATATATTATATGTTATAATAATAATATATAATGAGTGGTGGATGTAATTGTGCAAATAATAAAATAAATATTAGTTTATTAAGTTTAAATAAAGATAAAAAAGATAAAAAAGATAAAAAAGATAAAAAAGATAAAAAAGATAAAAAAGATAAAAGAACCAAAAAATATAATTAAATATAATTGTTATAATTAAATATAATTGTTATAATTAAGATATATTAATTTATAAAAAAATATATAATAATAAATTAATATGGAAATAACAAATAAATTAATTTTAATTATATTATTAATTATAATATTGATAATTCTATTATTTAAAAATAATAATGAACATTTTAGTAATTTAAATAATAATATATTTAATAAAAATAAAAGCAAGATAACTAAAATAACAAAATTAAATAATAAACAAGATTATTATGATTTAGAAGTTAAAATATTATCATCTAATACAATATATGAAAAATTAAATAAATATATTAGTAAATATAATATTAATTTTATTTATAATTTAGAAAATCTTGAATTAAATATACCTTTAGTAATAACTTATGATAATCAATCTGTTAAAAATAATAATAATGAATCTTTTGTTAATTTTTTAAAAGGATTAAATTATTATAAATATAACTTTATAGTATGTGGAATTAATACTAAATGGGAAGGATGGTATGGTAGATATAAAGTATATTTAGAACTTTTAGAATTAATTCCTGATAATCAACTTGTATTTATAACAGATAGTAGAGATGTACTTGTAAATGATTCTCCAATTGAATTTGAAAAAAATTATAATAAAATTATTAAATTATATAATGATGAAAAAAAAAATAAAATAATATTTGGAACAGAAATTGGTTGTTGTGTTAATCAAATGTGGCATTTTTCACCTGGGACAGTTTTTTATGATGAAAATAAAGAAAGTATTTCAATTATTAAAAATAATATTATTAATGATATTATTGAAGAAAAAAAAAATTTAAATAATCACTTAGATTTAATTGAAATTGATAAAAATAAATCAATTTATAATTCTAAACCAAATTATAGTTTAATTAAAAATGAAAATAATTTTTTAAATGGAAAAGAATTTCCATGGATGCATTGGATTAAATGGAATAATTTTTTCAAAGAAAAATTTAATGAAGCAATGAATAAATACAAACTCAATATTACAGATAAAAATTATCCCATAACAAAATTAAATTTTGGTATGATGGTTGGAATAAATATTAATGTATTAAAAATGTTAAAATTATTTAATATGAAACCTGGTGAAGATGATCAACACTTAGCATCAGAATTTTTTTATATGAGACCAGAAATGGTTATTTTAGATTATACACAAATTTTACTTTCTAATACAGGTTATAAACATTCTTTTAGAAAATGTACTTCTCAAACAATGAATAATAATTATTATAATGTAAATTTTAATGATCATTTAAATAAACATGATGAATATATAAATATGAATGTATATACAACAGAAGATATCCCAGAACAAGGAATAATGTATGGGTTTGATATACAATTTTTAAAATATTTTTTTACTTATGATAATATTATTTCTTATCCTTGTTTTATTCAATCACCAGGTAAAGATTGGAATTGTTATAATGAATTATTATATAAATTCCCATATTGTGATGATAAAATGTGTTCATATTATTATAATTTAGAACAAACTGAAAAATATAATATTAGAGATATTATTATTCATGAATATAAAAATCAATTAGGAGACATGAAAATTGAATGGATTTTAACTAATTTATTTAATCCTTTATATTGGGCATTAATTTTATATATTGTAAAAGATATTTATGATTTAATTCATAATAATATTATAGATTCAAATATTTTAATATTAATTAATTCAAATAATTTATTGGCTTATAATAGATTTAATAATTCTGAAAATCAAAATATATTACCCTGGGATGATGAATTAAATTTAGATATGTATAGCAAAACAAAAATTGAAAAAGATCAATTAGAAAATTTCTTTAAATTAATAATTAAAAAAGGTTATGATATACTTATTTATTATAAAGAATTACATACTCCATATTCTTTATATGAACATGATTATTATACAATAAAAATAAATTCTGAAAATATTCTACAAATACAAAATCTTTTTTTAAAATATGAAATTGTGTTATTTAATATTTCAATATCAAATTTAAAATATGAAGAAATTTTAAAAATATTTAATATGAATTTTGATTATGAGGAAAAATATATTGGTGGAACTATTAAAAATCCATCCATTAATATTTTTATGTATGACTTTAATAATTTTGCACAATCTTTTGAATATAATAAAATATTTGGTATAGGATATCCTGTTTCAATTCCTGAAAATTATGTATTACCTTATGCAAATTTTACATATAATAATATTCAAGTTAAAATTCCTAATAATATTGAAAATATTTTAAAACTATTTTATGAAAAAATATATAATAATAAACCAATTAACCTTAATTTAATTACTATTAAAAAACATACAAATTCAATAAATAAAGAAAATTTAATTAATAAAATTAATAAATTAAATTTAAGTATCCAGGATAAAAATATAGTTTTAATCATAAAAATTTATAACAATTTTATAAATAAATATTTTGAAATAATAAATAACAATCAAACAATTAAAAAAATTATATCTATAGGTAAATAATTTTAATAATAATATGAAATTATTTCACCTAATATTTTTCTTTTAAATTTTTTTAATGATGAAGGTAATTTTTTTATATTTTTTTTATATTCATAATCTAATGTTAAATGAGTTAAAGAATTTGGTAATTTTTTTATTGATTTATTAAATTTATGACCTAGTGTTATTTTTTTAACAGAATTTGGTAAATTATCTATATATTGGTTAAATACATAACCAAATGTTATTTTAATTATAGATTTTGGTAAATTATTAATAGGTTGATTAAATAATTTACCAAATGTTATATTGATTATAGAATTTGGTAAATTATCAACTGATTTATTAAAAAAATTTCCAAATGTTATATTAATTATTGAATTAGGTAAATGTTCAACACATTGATTAAATTCATAACCCAATATAAGATCTGTTATTAAATTTGGTAAGTAATCTATTTTTTTATTAAAATAATAACTTAATTCTAAATATTTTAAAGATATTGGTAAATTATTTATTGGTTGATTAAAATTATAACCTAAAATTAAATGTGTTAGATAACATGGTAAATTATCTATATTTTTATTAAAATTATCACCAAATGTTAAATATTTTATTGAACTTGGTAATTTGTTTACATTTTGATTAAATTTATAACCTAATACAAGATGTGTTAATGAATTTGGTAAATTATCTATACATTGATTAAAACATGATTTTTTCCAAATACTATAATATTTACTATAACATTCATTATTTGTATCTAAACATATTTCTGTATCTGAATAATTATTAAAATACAGTATTTTATAATTATTTATTATTTTTATTATTTCTTCATTTAATTCTTCATTATAATTATAATCAAAAAATATTATGTCATCTATTATTTTATAACACATATTTTTATTTTATTATTATATATAATATTTATAAGTTTATATATTATTTAATTATATATATAATCATTAAATATAATTTTTGAAAAAATAGTTTAAAAAAATTAACACAATTATTATAATATGAATAATTAAAATTTTTATTTAATTCAATATATTTTAAATATATTTATAAAAAAATTGAATAATAATTATACTAAAATAA